CATGATCGGTCAGTACTACACCTACCAAGAGGGCCAACTGCGTGCGGCAGCAGTGTCCATTCCTGCCTTGTCAAGAAGCCGCGACTTACTGGCATCGGTAATTGGTTGCATGCCACTCAAGATGTATAACGAAATGTGGAACGGCGAAGAAATGGAACGTGTCTACATTGCGCCGCGCACCTGGCTGCGTCGCCCAGACCCAACCGTCCCATACAACTTTCTTATGTCATGGACGTTTGACGACTTGTACTTTTATGGGCGCGCGTTTTGGTACATCACATCACGCACCGCTGACGGCTTCCCAGCATCCTTTACTCGACTACCAGCAGGCTCAGTCACAACACAAGACATGGCTGGCCCTGTGTGGTTTGCACCGTCTAAAGAAGTTTATTTTCAAGGCGGCATGCTTGACCCAAACAACTTGGTGCAATTCTTGTCGCCAACGCAAGGCATGGTCTATTCATCGCAGGCCGCTATCGAGACCGCGCTGAAAATACAAGAAGCACGCGCGCGCAATGCGTCATCGTCCATCCCTGCTGGCGTACTAAAACAAACTGGCGGCGAACCATTAAGCGCACAAGAACTTGCCGATCTTGCGTCCGCGTTTAACGCTGCTCGAGCAACTAATCAGACCGCAGCGCTTAACGAGTTTTTGTCTTACGAGCCGACAACAATGTCACCAGACAAGATGCTGCTCATCGAGTCAGCAAACTACAGCGCACTGGAAACTGGTGGACGCATCGGCAATGTGCCGCCATACTTGATCGGCGTATCGACCGGGTCATACTCGTACCAATCATCACAACAAGCGCGCATGGACTTGCTCTTTTTCGGTGTGAAACTTTACGCCGATGCAATAGCAGAAACATTGTCAATGAACAATGTGCTACCTAACGGCACATACGTCGCATTCGACTACGAGTCTTACCTTGAAGAAAACTATTTAGCAGACAAAATGGAAACACCAATAGCAGAAAACACGCAAGAGGAGATCGCAAATTATGATTAGATTTACAGCCACTAGTGTCAGCATTGACGCAGCCGCCCCAGACGGCACACCTACCAGGACGATCACAGGCATCGCCGTACCGTACGGTGTCGCAGCCACAGTCTCTGACGGCACAGAGGTCATCTTTGAGCGCGGCAGCTTGCCAGTCGACGGCAAAGCACCCCGCCTATATCTCAATCATTCGGCTGACAGCGCCATCGGCATTGTGACGGCACGATACGACGATGAAGAAGGCATGATGTTTACCGCCAAGATCAGCAAAACAGCAGCAGGCGACGAGGCTTTGCAGCTGGCCCTTGACGGCGTGCTGGACTCGGTATCGGTAGGTGTAAACCCAACAAAGACCGACTGGATCGAGTTGTCAATGGTTCCAGTGCCAGCGTTCGCAGGAGCGGTCATCACAGATATTGCTGCCAGTATCCACCACGAACCCGAACAGACCGACAATAATGAAATACAAGAACCCACAGAGGAGACAGAACCCATGTCAGAAGTAGAGACCCCAGCAGTCGAGGCCACAATTCCTACCGCTGCAATTCCAGCACAACCTAAGCGCGAGTTCCGCATGCCATCAGCAGGCGAGTACATGGCTGCCTACCACATCGGTGGCGACACGTTTGCAAAAGTAAACGGCGCGTTCCTTGAAGCACAAAAAGCAAAGCGCAGCATTTTGGAAGCAGCAGCAGGTGACATTGCAACGACTGACACACCTGGTCTCTTGCCAATTCCTGTACTTGGCCCAGTGTTTCAAGACATCAACTACATTCGACCATTCGTCACCGCGATCGGCGCACGCGCATATCCAGACGGCGGACAGTCAAAAACCTTTATCCGTCCAACGATCACCACACACACCGAAGTAGCAGAACAAACAGGTGCAGTTGAGTTCGGTGCAGCAGCAGCTCGCACAATGGTCATCGCAGCAAACTCGGTCACAAAGAAAACCTTTGCAGGCCAAGTAACACTGTCAGTACAGGACATTGACTTCACTTCGCCAGCGGCGATGCAGCAAGTCCTCAATGACTTAATGGGACAGTTTATGATCGTCACGGACAATTTCGCTGTTGACGCTCAAGTAGCTGCATCCACCACAATCGGACAATGGGACGGCACACCAGAGGACTTGATCTTGTTCTTGTACGGTGCAGCACGCGACATCAGCAACGGCACAAACTTGTTCCCAACTCACATTCTGATGGGCGCAGACGCATGGGCGAAACTGGGCAGCACCGTGGATTCGGACAAGCGACCTTTGTTCCCAATGGTTGGAACCCCGGGTCTCGGCGGCTACAACACGCTTGGCGCAGGCAATGTCACCAACTGGTCAACCACAAACCCACTGGGCTTGCAGATCATCGTTGACAGCAACGTTGCAGCAAAGACCATGATCGTGTTCCATGCACCAGCATCGGAGTACTACGAGCAAATCCGTGGCCTCATGTCAGTCGAGAATCCTGGCACTTTGTCAAGGACATTCTCGTACTATGGCTACAGCTCGTTCTTCCAAGCGAAGGCAACACTCGCACAAAAAATTACCTACGCCTAGTCGAAAGCGGAGCATCCGCTCATGGCTACATACAGCGTCACATTTAAGTATTTGTTAGATGACTACGCCGTACTGCAATTACTAACCCCCACAGAAATTGCAGTCGGCGAGTCAATAACAGTCAGCGGCGTCGACGCTACATTTAACGGCACATACACAGTTCGCGCACTGCCTCAGTATCGCTATGTCGGTACAGACACAGAAGGCGATTTGCTGTATGACATTGACGAGCCGATCGCTAACCAAGTCCTGTATGCCAAAACCGCTGACAACGTCGAGCGGATCGCAAGCCCCGGCACAGTCACCTACACGCAAACCTGCACATGGGTCTCGGCATCCAATCTGGTGACATATCTGGGTGTGCAGATCACAAACCCGTCGGACGATTACACGCTCATCACACAGGCTGTATCGGCTGGCAATCAGTTCTGTTACCGTCGGCGTCAAGAGGCTGGCTACATCGACAATCTTGTGACCAGCCCAGGTGGCGACCAGACCTTAGGCACGCTCATGTACTGCGCGGCCCTCTGGCGCAGCCGTGGCTCACTAGAAAACGCTTTTGCATCCTTTGACGGAATGGGCACAGCGCCTCAGCAGAGCCTCACACCGATCGTTAAACAGTTGCTGGGCATCGACAGGCCTGCCTGCGCGTAATGGCTTACACAGACGCTCTCAACGGGGCTATTGACAGCCTGACGACCACACTGACAGCGGTCTCTGGACTCAGGGTTGTAAACGATGCCACCAAAATTGTCCCTAATTGCGTTTTCATAGATGCGCCGTCCTTTACCACGATCGCTGGCAATGGCAACATCATCCGCATGGACTTCCCAATCAAGGTCATCGGCTCAGGCCCAGCAGGCCTACCAGTCCTGCGCAGCATCCTCGACATTGTCAGCAAAGTCCTACTCAGCCCAATCATCGTCATGGCAGGCCGTCCCAGCAACCTAGAAATCGGTGGGCAGCTCTTCCCGTGTTACGACCTTGACTGTGGAATCCAAGCACAAAGCGCATAAGGAGAAACTATGTACCAATACTTCATTATTAGCCGACGCCTCGGAACCCCGGGCGACGAGTTCATCCCACAGGAAGGTGTCAACATTGACGCACTGCTTGACGGCGGCCTGATATCCACCGACAGCGTAAAGAAATCATCTAAAGTCAAACCAGAACCCAAGGAGCAATAACATGGCTATCAGCAGCACCTACTTGTCTAACCCAACCATTTCAATCAACAACGTGGACTTGACCGATCAGTGCACAAGCGCCGTGTTGAATTATGTTGCGGAACAACTTGAAAATACGACGTTCTCAAATACATCCAGGTCGTTTACCAAGGGCCTCTTCAACAACACCGTGACCGTAACCCTCTATCAGAGCTACGCCGCCACGGAGACCGAGGCCAGCATTTTCAGTCTTGTCGGCGATAACTGCGCAATCGTGTTAAAGCCATCATCGGCAGTCATCTCAGCAACGAACCCACAGTACACATTGACTGGCGCGTACCTATCGGCACACACACCGATCAACGCTTCACTCGGTGAACTGTCAACGATCGATCTAACTTTCTCTGGTGGAGTGCTCGCAAAAATTGTGACACCGCCAGCATGATCTCGCGGCTCCAGCCGCTGAGAATTACAAGTAGCAAGACCGCACAAGCGGAGCCTTGCCCGACAAAGGAGACACTATGCAAGTAAAACTTTCTATTGACCTTGGCGACGGTAAGCCAGCACGCCAAATGACAACAAACATGCTTGCCATCGTTGACTGGGAAAAAACAGAAAACCGTCGGTCAGCTGACGGTAAAGGCATTGGGTTTAGCGACATGTGTTGCTGGGCTTTTACTCTTTGCAAACTTGCTGGAGACAAAGTGCCTGCAACGTGGCGCGAGTGG